CACCCTGAGGACCCGTTTCACCCTGAGGACCCGTTGCTCCTTGAGGACCCGTTTCACCCCGAGGACCAGTTGCTCCTTGAGGACCCGTTGCTCCTTGATGACCCGTTTCACCTTGAGATCCAGTTGTTCCTTGAGATCCAGTTGCTCCTGTTGCTCCTTGAGGTCCTGTTGTTCCTTGAGATCCAGTTGCTCCTGTTGCTCCTTCAGCTCCAGTTGCTCCTGTTGCTCCTTGAGGTCCTGTTGTTCCTTGAGGTCCAGTTGCTCCTGTTGCTCCTTGAGGTCCTGTTGCTCCCGTTTCACCTTGAGGTCCTGTTGCTACATTTGAATCTGGTTGGGTTGGATTATCTCCACTCATTATATTAATATACAATAAGATTGTAAAAAAAATCTCTTCAACTTAAATAATGCTATATTAAAATACTCTAAATAATTTTCCAATTGTCAATACAATAAAGAGTGCACTTATAAATTTACCATTTTTTTCTATTTTTTTATGAACGCTTCTAACTATAAAATGTTTAGAGTTATCACTTTTCAAGACATTTATATTTGCTGCACAGCCAGATATTAAAGCTAAATATTCATTTTCTTTTATAGATAATTTACTTCCAATATTATTTCTTATTAATGGTATGGTTACACCAACAATTGCAGATATCACATATATATCACACCCCAAGCTAAATAGTTTATTAACACATTTCTCAATCAAACTATCATCATCTATTGTTGGGTTATTTTTTACTAAATCTAATACTTCAATTGATGCTATAATATAAATAGAGTTATGTGAACAACTATAATGTTCTGCAATTTTAAATTGATCGGAACCAGTTTCTCTCGGAGTTGTATTTGAATTTTTTTCCAACTTATTATATGTCAAATTTACTATTTCAATAATTTCTTCTCTATTTTTTATTGCGTTTGTTATGATTTCACAGTAATATATTTCAACATTAAATATTATATCAGACGGATCACTTGTTGTTAATTTTAATACTTGATGCAATAAAGAACAAGTAACATAACATATAGAGTGAGGACTTAAATTAAAATCCACCCCATCATGAACGCTACTATAAACAATAGTTGATACAAGACTGATAATATTTGTAATATTATCTATTTTAGAATTAAATTTTAAGTTTGATATTTTATTCAATGCCCGATTAATAATTGTTTTTACAACTATACTATAATCATTTTCTGGTGGCAAAAAATTATTCTGTTTTTCTATTATCGTCATTACTATTATATTATTTATAATATAATTTTTTATCCAATAAATTATAGTTTACAATCATAAAGTATAATTTTTTAATAGACACATGTATTTGATTTATTTTTCCAAGATATAATATGCAGTTGCTAATCCAGTTGCAATCCATACAATGTCAATAGCATATCCTACAATTTTATTTTTATTAGGAGAACATTTTTGTCCAAGTTCTTTAATTACTTCTCCCCCCATCTGCATCCTTTGTTTTAATGCTGATATTCCTCCTTTTTGTTGAACATCCTCAACCTTTTCTTCAACCAACAAACTTGATGTTACTTTGGAATCGGAGGAAAGTATATTCGCTGACATTATAAATTTATGAAAAGTTTTATGGATAATTGCAGTTCCAGATTTATTCTTGTTTTTTACAAGACGAATGTTCTCATATTTTATATCGTTTATGAAAATATCTATATACATTGTCTCTACTCTTCCATTAAACAAAATCTCATCTTTATAAGAAATTGTTATCATTTCTATAGTAATTTCCTCATGTTCTGCTAAAATATCAAACACTTCAGGATCGGTTAAAACAATGTTATAATCTATTACACCAGTTTCAGTTTTACCTCCTCCGCCATGTTTTGTAGAAATTAAATTTTTTGCCAAAAAATACTTTGATGTCAAATTTATTTGCTTAAGCTCTATTTTACCACCTTTTTGTTTGGTTGATTTATTAGACATTATTTACTATTTATGAAGAAAATAAAAATTTTTCTTTTTTAAATTTTTAATCATGACAACTGTTTATATTTTTTAAACAATATTTTTGTATATAATTCACATTTAGTAGAACTATCTCTTTTACAATTTTTTCTTGGTGTTTCTTTTTCAGATAAGTTTATTACGCATATTTTTTATTCAACATATTGTTCATTGTAAACTCATATGTATTAGAAGTAAAGCAGCCTTTATCTGTTAAACAAAAAGTTTTATTATTTTGCGAATACTCATTAATATTTTGAACTTTTTCTAATTCCAATATTTCACTATTTTGAAACTTTGTTGAATATTGAAAACTTATCGGTGATTTTGTTAAACTATACTCTTTCATGTAAGATAAGATTGTATCGGGTATATTTATAGTTTCATTATCATCCAATAACTCTAATATACAACTTTTTTTATAGGTTCTCAATGAAAGATCCTGAGTTGGATGCCCGCAGAAAAAATATATACCATTTTTATTGACATTTTTAAAAGAGCTTGTAATAAAAGGGACACCTATATGAAAAAAAATATTCTCTTTTTGAAAATTATTCCAAAATTGTTTTGTATACATCATTTCATTTACATCATTGTATGTAGCTTGATTTTCCAACAAAGGCAATATATTTATTTGCCCGATCTCGTTTCTAAAACCCAAATAAAAATTGTTATCCGATTGTTTACATATTATCGTTACTGAAAAATGTTTACCCAATATAAATATATTATTTTTAATAAAAACCAATGTATGAGGTTTTGCGTCAAAGGCAAACATTACAATCTCATTATTTGAAAAATTATTATTTGCAATAACTTGTTGCAACAAATAAGATGAATATATTTCACAATTCCGATAAGAAAAATATTCTAAATACTTATTTGTTACTACGTCATCGTATAGTTGTGGTATTCCTAACATGCAATCTCGTTCGTTTCTTTCATATGAATATCCAACTTTTTCCACAGAATTAATTGTCTCCTTTTTTACTTGTATTTCTTCTTTCATTTCAACAATTTCTTCATAATATATTTCAGTTTCATCTACTTCAGAAGTATAATCTTCTTTTTTTATTTCAATTAGTGGAATACTATTATTTTGATTGGGAGATATCTCTTTTAAACGCGTCATTATTTTTATATTTGTATTATATGAACCCTCGTCAAAAAAAATTTTTTTTACAATACGACTTCTTTCTTCCATTCTTTTTACAGGTACAATAACCTTTTCATAGGTTTCTAAGATTCGTTGTCTATTAATAAAAGGCATGTAATCATTGGTGTAATACATTTGAGAAAACTCTTTTAATAAAAAATAGTAACGCAACTCATCTTCATTGAGTCTATCATGTAAAGATTTTATATATTCATAATTTTCTATAAACCGGTTACTTTGTAGGGTTTTATTTTTAGAACTGATCCATTTATTGTAAATATCTTTCAATAATAGTTGTTTATTATAAAACTTGCATACTGTATCTTCATCTTGCCCATAAAAGATAACATCATTCATTTTGATATAATATTCGTAATTGAAATCTGTTGGCAAATTGTAAAGATTGATTAAGTATTTCATGTTATGTTTTGAATGGGTCTCGTATTTTTTATTCTTATAATGGTCTAAAACTATTTTTATATTGTATTCCAAGAAATCGCTGGTGTATGTATCGTAATATAGTTTTGAATTAAAATCACTTGATATTTGATATAATTCGCGATAATACTTTTCTTTTTCTTCATCGTTTGAAAATACAGTTCCGTTACTCCAATTCTTATAAAAATCTGTTTTGGTTTTACATTTTGAATTTGGAATTGCTTTTACATAACATTCATAGTTCATTTCATTTGTTATAGAGTATTTCAATTGCATATATTGGTCAGTTAATGGTTTATCTTTGTGACCAATGGTTGAATAATAAACCAACAAAGCATAATCACTTGGAAATACGTCATTTTTGTAAAATTTTTTGTAAGTTTCCTCATCAAATTCCTCTGGTATTTGCAACCGATTCCTATGATAATTGTATCCTAATGGATATTCTCCTTTACCATTTTCATTAAAAAATTTATAAACATCTATTTTGTCTTTTAATTTTTCTTCTAATTCAGGATAAGTTTTTATATAACAATCCGCGTCAAAATCATCCGGTAAACTATATTTAAGTTTAAAATATCCCTCGTTCAATGGTTTCTCTTTATGACCAACGGAAGAGAAGTAATACAATAAATCTTTTGAATTGTTTACTTTTATTTCATCATAGTATTGTTTATATACATTTTCATCAAATTCATCTGGTATATTTAATAATTTACGATAATATTGATAATTAATTGGATGTGTTAATTTTCCTTGGTCACAATAATATTTATAAATCTCATTATTATTTTTATATTTTCCCCTCAGGTCGCTATAAACTGCAACATAACTTTCATAGTCAAAATCTTCTGGAACATTATACATCATTTTGAAGTACTTGTCATTCAGTGGTTTGTCTATTTTACCTCGCGTTGAATAGTAATATAACAAGTCGTATTCATTACTAAAAATGAGTTCACTATATGTTTGTCGGTAAATCTTTTCGTCAAACTCGGGAGGGATTTTCAAATGTATACGGTTATAAGAATAATCCAATGGATAAGTTTCTTCCCCGTTCTCTCTATAAAATTTATAGGATTCTAATTTTGTTCTGCAGATTTCAGCCAACTCAGGATATGTTTTAATATAACTCTCACAGTCAAACTTTTCAGGAATATTATATTTTAACCTATAATAGTCATCGGTCAACGGTTTTTCAATGCAACCCGTTGTATTATAGTATTCTAATAAATCGTATTCTGACGGGAGAGAACATCCCTTATAATAACGTTTATATACTTTCTCATCAAACTCGGTAGGAATATTCAACTTGTTCCTATAATATTCATAATTTAGAGGACAAACTATTTTACCACTGTTGTTATAAAAGCGATAAACATCTTTATCCATTGTACACTGATCTTTCAACTCTGGATAAGTCTTCAAATAGCATTCATAGTCAAAATCTTCGGGTATGTTGTATAACTTTTTATAATAGGTTTCGTTCAATGGTTTTTCCGTTTTCCCGCGCGTGTGAAAATAATATAATAAATCGTATACATCCGTAAAAATTAATTCACTGTAACACGATTTGTACACTTCTTCGTTAAAATCATCATCAATATCAAATACAATCTTATAATATTCGCTATTCAAAGGATAAAAAGTGGGTCCAAATTTTGCATATAAATGGTACAAATCCTCCGGATCAGAAAAATCCTTATCTATCATGCATTTCTGCTTTAAGTATTTTCTGTATGCGTTTTCTTTAAATCGTTCTGGTATACTATAAAACGCCCGATAGTAAGCCACGTATAAATCTGGTGTCTTTCTTCCTATTTTATTAAAATGGTCAAATGCTATCTGTGGTGTTATGAGATGCTTATTATTTGAAATAGATGCATACATTCTCCAATGGAAGGTTTGAATATTTTGAGACATACGAGGAGTATCTAAATTTGTTGGATGTCCTAAAGACAGTGTTTCCGCTGAATTTCCCTTATTATTATACATTTATTCCTAAAAATTTAACTGAAAATATTATTTATTTTTAAACGTCATCCTGTTTTACTAAAGATTCTCTCTATCACATGAATATGTTTTCAAGCAATAAACATATTCATACTTTTTCAATCACTACTTCCTTTGCCAAAGTTTTTATAATTTTATTGTAATTCAAATCGTCTTCTTCTTTGGTATATCCCCCCATAGAATGACTTATAATTTTCAAATATTGGTCGTTTTGTTTTGATTCACTTTCATTGCAATCTGGGTGAGTTTGTTTCCATAATGGTATCTGTTTAATACTTTTGTGAGAGATTTGTTTTATTGCGTTTGTCAATTTATCTTTTCTCTCTGTTTCCTTTTCCCAAGCATCCGAATCTTTTATATATATCACTTCTCTCTTCAAATCACTACAATGAATAGGCCTCAAAGTAATATCTAATTCCTTCAAACCATTGACAAATATCTTTGATATTCCTTCGGAGAACCCAAGCTTCCCCACATTTTCCAGATCCGATAGAGTTATTTTGAGAGAATTAATGAATTCGGTCAAATTCAATGCATCTTTACATTGCTCATTCAAGAAAAAGTTGAGATTAAATCGGTTGTTGTTTGTCGTATTATAACAATTATTCATCGTTGTTTCACTTGTTTTTGGTGCGTCATTCTGAGTTTTCATAAACTCCATGAGTTGATTTTTGAATTCCTGATTCTGTTTATTCAATTCCTGATTTTGTTTGCACATTTCTAAAAACATGAATTGTATCTCTGTTGGTGCGCTATCAAACCCATCTTCTGCGTGACTTTCTTCCACTTTATAATTACACGTTTTTTTGTGAAATAACAGAGATGACTGGTGTTTGTATTGCTTTCCACACTCGCAAACCAAATTTTTCTCATTATGGTCAGGGGATTTTTCATTAGGATTCATTAGGATTTTGTGTTTACGTGTGGAACAATGCTTCAAATAATCCTTCTTGTTACACGATGAATAGTGACATAATGTACACTCAAAATTTTGGTGGGGATTTTTTGGGACTTTTTTATTAGGATTCATGGCTATAAAATACTAACAAAAAAATCCCCTAAATTGTTTTCAAAAAAGTGAATTTTTTTTATGATAACAAAGTTTTCAAAGTGAAAAAAACGTTCTTACCAAGTTGGTCACATGCAATTTTTTCAATGTTTTTTGCAGGTTTTAGAATCCACTTTTCATTTTTGGACATTTTTTTTGTCCAATTTCTAAAACCCTTTTCACTTTTTGGGAAAAAAAGTAAACATTCTTCAACCCCCTTTTTAAGTTACTCTTGGGGAAATATATATTTTATTAATGGGTTTAAAGGATTGACCCGACGTGCGGTGTTATTCCGACGACTGGTCTTTGCACTGATTAACGGCATATTTCGTCTTGTTTTGCGATAACGACCTCCTGGAGTAATATACTTTTTAACAAACGCGGAAATTTGAGATTTATTCTCGTTAATTAAAGGGATTATGTTTTGATAATAAGATCTGAATTTACCTTTTATGTCAACCAGTTTATCAATGGGGATCCATCTAATTTCCGCTTTTTCAAATATCTTGGTTTCTTTAAATATACGAGGGGGTAAATTACGCTGCAAAAAATTCTGGTTATTGTTGTAATATTTTATGAGAGAAGGATCATATTCCAACGGAAAAATATGAATGCGGTAACTATTATTCCAGTCTATATTATACGTTCCGTATCGTCTCATCATGTTTCTCAAATTTTCTTGACTTCCTAAAAACCCAGTGAGTTCTTCGGTTCCTTCTCTAATTGCAGTTTGAAGGTGAGTTTCGTTTTTTTCATTTCCTCCTGCAAAATCACTCCAGCCTGGAGTATCATTGTTCTTTTGTTCTCTCCCGAACAAAAGATGTACTTTGCCGTTAATTAATGTTACTGGTAGAATTCCTGCGCCCATAAACTATTGTTATATTTTATTTGTTATATTTATATTTTGGAGAGATAATCCCTTGCCCACATGTAAAAAATATATCCAACGAGAGAACCAACTATAGACCCAACAAAACATTGCATAATTGTATGTTTATTATAATAAATACGTTGTATAATAGTGATTATTGACATGAGAGAGAAAAAGGCGAGAACATATATATTTTTTGTTGCATTATACACATAAACAGTAGAATAGAGTGCCATCTGTGAATGACCTGATGGCATTCCATACCAATTAAACGGTACATGTTTATTCTGTTGTTTGAGTGCATTAAATTTATGAATATCTTTATTTGGACGAGGTTCCTGGATAATGTATTTTAAAATGATGTTCAATAGTGCATTTAAAATGTACCCTACAACAAAGACTGTCAAATATACCTGTTTGGATAAAAGAAAGTAGAGAGAAATGAAAAATAGTATGTATGGACCGTAGAAACCGGTATAGTCTAATAACATGTTTCTTGTTATTACACTATAATTTTTTCCGAGAGTTTTAATATTGGTACAAGCATTCGCATATAAGAGTTACAGACCAATCACAGCCATTGAGATTCAATATGTTTCCTTTATCATCCAATAATTTTACTCTAAATCTGTCAATATTTACCGGACCAAAATAACTCCTTTTAAATGTTTGTAACGAACCACTAATCTCTGTATACAAAGATCCGAGAGATTGCCCACCTTTTATAGGTATTAATGCCAATACATCTGTTGTTGTTGGAGCTTGAGGGCGAGAGTTGTATGTCTGATCACTTGTTTTTATAATTTCATTTATTGTGTATATCTGTGTTTGCGTTAGTGTTCTTGGTGCGCTCGGTAAAACTTGTGGATAAGAAGTAGATCCCACTATTTTATTTCCGTAAAATGCTTTCTCATTGGCAATTGTTGTAGCAGCTCCAAGAACACACGTATAAGGCATATCTTGCGAATAATAAGATGGCATTTTTAAAGTCTTTGAAATCTCTGTTATTGAAACTAATCCATTGTGCAAGTGATTTTGATTGTAGTCGTCTATAACTAATATTAAATACCGAGGTCCGATCAAGTCCACAATGGCTTGTCCAGTAATTCCGTTGGGGGTTATAGTCTCAATATTAGACCGAAACCCCATGATCCATCCTAAAGATTGATTAATAAAAGAACCCTGGTTAACACAGGACGTTTCGCAAGTTAACTGGGAAGTAAAATCAAAAAAAGTAATATTCGTCGCTTCCGTAACAATAAACATTTCCGCACTGTTTATTGGATTTGTATAACGAGCACCGTATAAATTTATCGTTATTTTACCTGTTTGATTGTTATAGGAAACAGATGGCGACGGTAAAGATGTAAAACCAATCGCGGCCAATTTGGCTGATATAGCGGAGGTCAAATCGGTGGCACTATAGTTACCAGGATCTATGTTTACCAATACATTAATTCCACTTACTTTATCGCATATCCAGAAGCACGTCGTGTGATACGCTACATCTACATTATACCATGTTACTGGAATTTGAAAAGAGTAAAGTCGCAAAGATAGTACATCTTTCAGATGATCCGACAAATCTAAACTGTAATCTGTCGCTGGGTCGTCACTTTGACGAAATTGACTGTCTAAATTGATAAACCGTTCTGATATATTTTTCAGTGTCGGATTTAAAGAATCTTGTGCCACCGGGACATTAAAGTTATTATTTACTCCTAATTGATTTCGGTTCATTACATTGTGCTCGTTTTCTTCATATATACCAATCTCATTTTTTCTGTTTGTAATTTTCTCTCTTTGTGTGTCATTAGGTTGTTGTAAATATTCATTATTTATCCAATTTTGTGTAGTTTTTTCATTTTCTTCTTCTAAAAAATCCAATAATCTTTCTTGAATATCCTCAAAAAAAAGTCGCATATCTTCGTTCCCTTCTCTTGAAAACCGAGTAATATATGATCCAGTTTTTTGTTCTACCAATTCTGGTGTTGCATTGTCTTCCGTCAAATCTAATATAGCAAATAGATCCGGTATGGAATAATTATTCACGTCTGTATCCATTACTCTAATATAATACAATATTCTCTATGTTTCTTTTCGGTCTTGTTGTTCTTCCGGTGGTGCCTTTTTTTCAGCAAATATTGCAGGTTTGTAATGTTGCAGAAAGATCTGTTTTATTTCTTCTGATAAATTATGCTCTGAACAAACTGGATTCCTTTGGAGTTTGTCGGTTATTGCAGTGAAACCAATACCCCTTTTCAAATGCGTCTTTCCTTTAAACAATATGTTATCTAATATATCAACAATGTCAGAATTGTAATTTATTAATTGCTCTCGCGATAAACGATATTTGCCTTTGTAGACATATCTATTAAAAGTACACTCTTTATAGACATGATAATAATAGTCAGTTTCTATTTTGTTTCTTATGATTCCGATCCCTTCAATCTTATTTGATGAATTATTCATTTCAACTATAAAACAGATATTGTTCGGACAAACCCAGTAAGCCATTTTTTGTGGAACCGGATATAAGCACATATGAGAGAATGATTCTTTAAATTTTTTAGAACGATACTCCTCGTTTTCATTCCATGTTTCATTATTAAATCGCGTTGTTAAAAGGGGAATCATATTTATAGATTTTTATCTTTTGTAGAACGGGAGAGAATTCTTGTCAATTTTTTTCATTATAATGAAAGTCCTTCTTCCATGATAGAGTATCTTTTATTACCAAGTATGTTGATATATAGGTCCCATGGCGTATAATTAACTTTTCCTTTGGAATTACCTTCGCAAAATAAATTGAGAATAGAAGGGCTATATCCAGACACCATAGATACCCTATTTTGATTGCTTAGAGAAGGAAAACCATTTGTAGATCTTAAATTCCAAAACAATATATGAGGCGGTTTACTCCCTGTTTTTTTGTAGAGAGATTCTATTTCATTATACATTGTAGTTACTTGGCGATGATTGTCTTTTTGAATTTGATGATCCGAAAATATGACAATGGTTAGATTTTCAATCATATCTGGTGGTAATTTATTTTCAATAATAGATTCCAATATAATCTCCAATGCTTCATAGAAATTTGTGGGACCTCCTAATTGAACTTGTGAAATGGCTTTTACATAGTCTGTAAAATTATCACAGTGTTCAAGATTTATCCAACATGGCTTTTGGCCAAAGGTCAGAATTCGTTTTCCCAGTACTGAATTTTCAGCTACTCTTATACCAAGTGATATTGCAGCATGACAAGGCTCTCCATTCATAGATTCAGATACATCTATCATCGGAATCATATATTTCAAAGAAGGTGTAGTCGCTGAGCTATTTTTCCATTGCTGATTCAAAATATCATATTGCGTTTTTATATTATCCGATGATATATTCCCATGAGAAATCATATTTTTAATATTGAATGCTTCCCTTGTAAACTCATGCATTGAAACACGTTCTCCCTTGACATTAAAGTCTCCGATTTCAATACTATATTTTATATTATTAGCGCACTGCATGCGATCTTGTTGATCGCTTCTTATAGAACCAGTTTTTGTTAGATTCAACAATGACTCCCTCTGTTTCACCATTGTTAAAGACGTTATTTTTGAGTGATCAATCTCACACCAGCGTTCATGACATTGTTTAATTTGTATCGTATCCAAATTAGAGTTAAGCCTTGTTATTATTTTTCTCAGTTCCCGTTTGGATTTCATAAATGCCCGGACTTTTGCCCCAGAATTTTTGGCCGAAAGATGGTATTCAGGATAATAGTTTAACGCAAGTTCATCAAAAATCCACCCAAACTTCTTAGATTTTTCACGAGGAATCCATTTTGCAACAAGACTAATATTTTTTTCGTTATAAATATCATTTTTCAATTGAATACTCATAAGATCAATCGCAAACTGAATTAACGGATGATTTGGAGGAAGCCCTCGCGTCTTATAACAATAATTGCAAAAATATTTCATATCTTTCCAAGAACCATATTGATGATCTATTCCACAATCAACAAACCGATGCAATGCGTATAACGCCGCTTCTGGAAAATACTCATAAAAGACAAAAATCATCATATAAGCCAACATATACTCTCCTTTACCATCAATTATATCCCGAGTATAAGAAATAGTTTTATACAATAACATGAGTAGTAGTTTGTAGGTTTCATTGTCTGTTTTTTCCATTTTTATTAAATCTTCCATCATAGTTCTCAAAATGTTTTCCAACATGTTTATACCATCCGAGTCTGTCCGGGTCATTTGAAATTGGAATTGCACGAATCTATTCTTAATGCAATGAGACCAGTCATATTGTAGATGACCCTTCTCTCCAATTGAAATAGTTTCTGAATCCATATAGGAATGTTAGTAATAAACCCTTTATATCACTTTATTTACATCGTCTACAGGCCGTTTATGTGTTTTTTTGTGTGGATGTGTTATGTATACGCGTTTTGTTTTATTTGAGTACAATTTATTTTCGTGAAATATTATGACAAGTTCATTAATATCATGAAAAAAAAGGATAGTATTATTGAATTGAATATCTTCAATCCTTTTCAAAGATGTTAAATATATATTACTTTGGGTTATATCATCTTCTAAAAAGTGAGAAATATTATTTGTATCTAAATCAAAATTATACTTTAATATAGAAAATACGCTGTGATTTATATTATTTTGGCAACGCTGTTTTTTTATTATACTTACAAGTTCATCTCTTGTAATTAAATTTTCGGTTTTCAACAAATATAAAAAATTTTCACATTTTACAATTGATTTATTTTCATTAATATAAACACAATTTATTTGAATTGTTTTTACACTCCCGGAATTAAATAATTTTCTAATAGAATCTTCATTTATATTTTCCATTCCTACCTATACAAATATTATACAAAGGTTTTCCATTTTTAACTAATCATATTCTTCTTGATTTTCCATCTCTTCATTCTCATCGTCTGATATATTAGTATCCATAATATCTTCGTCAGACGATTCATATTGTTGATAATTCATATATATTTTATCATATTCATCTACGCCATTTAATTCAATAAATTGTTGCTTAAAACGTTCCCTACACAATTCCATTTTTTTTATTACTCTTCTCGGAGTAATTTCTTCTTCTGAATCCGATTTACCCACGTCATGTGTGTATATAGTTTCCCCATGTTCATCTTTAGAGATACCAACCCATCCTCGTTTTAATTTTAAAACAGGGACAATTTCCTCCTGTTTTTTTGAAATCGCATCAATAAAACAAGCCTTTTCTTGATTGTTCTTTTGATTTTGTTCAATATTTAGCCCATCTAATTCTGGAAAATCGGTGGGAGTAAATACAAACCCGTTGTTGGATTTAAATTTAGACATTTTAACAGCAGTGCTATGTTTAATATTCAAGCCTACATTTAAGTCTATTTAATAAGTACTTTGTAGAATCCAAACGTTTTGATTTACAAAAAATATTTATATAATATATAAATATGGTTTTTTACAAGATTCGTTTAGGAGTTGTTGATGAATGTGGAGATGTTCCCGATAGAACTGAATTACGTAATCGTTCATTAGTAAATGTATTTCTCAATTACTGCGAAGAATACAAATTAAGCTATGCCACAATTAGCCCAGAAATAGCGATGAGACTTGGATATTCCTTTTACGATTTATACACGGGAGGTAAAGAATCAAATCTTATTGTATTAAAAGATTCTGATTCTAATTTTACATTATCTTTTTGTAAAAGAGGAGTAAATGGAGATGGAACTTTTTTGCACGAAGAATCTATTATTGCAACTTTAGGAAACAAATTACGTATTATGGAAACTGATTCTAAAAAATCAAACATCCCAGTGAGTTATTGCGAATGCGAAGAAAAAGAAACTTCTACATCAGAATACACTGCTATTAAATTTATAAATATTGGCCCAGATTCAAGCCCAACAGATATGCTTATTGGTCCTAATGTTGATCCTTCCGTTTTAGCCATGTTAAAAAAGATTGGTATAAAATGCCCCAAAAAGGAAGACTCCTGGGAAAATATTATTGGAGGAAAAGATTATGTATTGACTGCAAAGAATAAATATTTTACAAAGGGTGGAAGACGCGAACAAGTTTGTATAAAATTGATAGAATTTTATAAATCTTTGAAAGACGATAACCAAAGTGGTGGCAAGCCTGCCGACAATAATAAAATTGGAGGTAAGAAAGTTGGCTCTAAAGATAAAATACGAAAGGTTTTAGATTTAATACAAAAAATTAAGAAACAACTATAAATTTTATATTAATATTATTTTTATAAAAAATCTTAATATATGTTATAATAATGTCGTCTTTTGTTCGCGTTCGTTTAGGCGGTGTTAATGCAAAATCTGGTAAATTCAAAGGAGGAAAAAAGGAAGAGGATCCCGTTGTTGATTGCGGTTGCGATGACGATGAAGAGGAAGAGGAAGAGGAGGAGGAAGACTGTGATTGTGATTGTGATGAGGACGATGAGGATGATGAGGATGATGAGGATGATGAGGAGGATGACTGTGATGATGACGAGGACGATGAGGATGATGAGGAGGATGACTGTGATGATGACGAGGATGAGGATGATGATGAGGAGGATGATGATGATGAAGATGATGATGAGGATGACTGTGATGATGACGACGATGAGGATGATGAGGATGATGATGAGGAATGCGGTTGCCAAGAAGGTGGCGCTAAGAAGAAGGTCGCCGCTAAGAAGGCTTCTCCCAAGAAGAAAGTCGTCAAGAAGCTCGCCGCTAACAAGAAGGGCGGTGCCCCTGATGTTGCCAAATCCAAAAATCCTAATTACAAGGGAGGAGCCGCTAAGAAGCCCACCGCCGCTAAGAAGCTCGCCGCTAAGAAGCCTGCCGCCACCAAGAAGGGTGGTGCTCCTGATGTTGCCAAATCCAAAAATCCTAATTACAAGGGAGGAGCTACTAAGAAGCCCGCCGCCGCTAAGAAGCCCACCGCTAAGAAGCCTACCGTCGCTAAGAAGAAGGGTGGAGAGAGCCCGGTGAAGGTTAAGACTGTGAATGGATATAGGCCAATCACTAATTTTTTTAACAGTTTATAATTTAAAGCCAACACTGCCCTACACAAGAATTTTTTTCCCATTCTTCGCTGGTATAAATTGTCGCACACCTAAAAATATACTTTATATCTATAATGAAACTTTTTAGAACACCTCCAGAGATGGATCATTATTGACGAGGTTTAACGGATGGTTATATTGCTTATACAACCTTGAAATGCCGTCTGTTTCTCCTGATACTGTCTCCAAATTTGACTACTGTTTTTAAAATTTTTTTTATAAAAAAATCTTAATATATGCTATAATAATGACTACTTTTATTCGTTTAGGTGTTGCTAATAAATCTGGTAACTTTCCTGATTCTAAAGGATTAAAACGCGTCCCCGTTAGTGCTTATATTAGCTATTGTCCCGACTACTCTTTGTTATACCCCACTGTGAGCCCGGATTTTTTAGATAAATTTGGTGGTTATTTTGGAGATTTATTTGAACTTGATTCTAAAGAGTGCCACATTGTGACAAAGACAAAATACCATTTCACAATATCTTTAACAGATGCTGAAGAATCCCCTATTATTGCTGATTTAGGAAATTCACTTCGTATCATGAGCAAAGAAGACAGTATTAAATTCAAGTTTTCTCCTTGTGAAAAGGAATATGAAACTGTTTCTGAGTTTTCTACTCTTAAATTTATTAATATGGGAGATGATTCTAAACAAACAGATTTTGTTTTTGGTCCCAACTGCAAAGAATTCTGCAAAATTGTAAAAAAATTCGGCGTAAAGAATCTTTCTGACGAAGATCAATGGAAAGGTGTAATGCGCGGCACTGATTACGTGTTATCTACCAATAACAAATATTTAAGAAAAGGTGGAAGACGCTGGAATGCCATGAAGGCTTTATCTGATTTCTACAAGAATTTAGATGATGATGAGGATGAAGATGAGGAAGACGATGATTGTGATTGTGATGAGGATGATGATGAGGATGATGAGGATGATGATGAGGATGATGAGGATGATGAGGAGGATGATGATGAGGATGATGAGGATGATGAGGAGGATGATGATGAGGATGATGACGATGATTGTGGGTGCGATGATGAGGAGAAAAAAGGTGGTGCCAAGGCCAAGGCTCCCGTATCTGTACAAAAAGGCGCTTCTTCCAATAAGAATTACAAGAGGGCCGCTAAGAGGGCCGCTAAGAATGCCGCTAAGAAGGCTGCCAAAATGTCAGCTGGTGCCCATGTTACCCCTCAAAGGCCCGTTGGTGGTGCTCCTCTTACCCCTCAAATGCGTGTTGGTGGTGCCCATCTTACCCCTCGTCCTTACATGAGGCCCGTTGGCGGTGCTCCTCCTACCCCTCAAATGCGTGTTGGTGGTGCCCCTCTTACCCCTCGTGCTTACATGAGGCGTGTTGGTGGCGCCCCTGTTACCCCTCAAAACCCTGTTTCCAAGACAGGAGGAGCCTCGGAACAAAACGTTATATCAAAGACAATAAAAAAACTTAGCAGCGTGTTTGACAAGTTATAAATTATTTTCTAATTAAACTATCAGTTTAATATTTAACTAATTACAATTTAAAGCCAGCCCTATAGTTATATTACTTCCTTACAGCAATACATAGAATTTAACCCCAACTCGCATCTTCGTTTTGCAGCAGTAAATTGTTATATGTATTTACAGGAGGTAGTACCATAGGCTAAAGATAACTTTAGCACAAAAAAAATATAAATTTTTTGTATAATTGTACAGCTTGTGCATGTATACAAATTAAATATCATCAATACTAATCTCAAAATTTTCTCTTGTTCCTTCTTCCATAACAGGCTCGCATGGCCCAAGTGAAATCGTCTTGCTATTTTTACTCTTCAAATGAGCGTCCATGAGGGCAACATAGTCTTCCCGATTATCGTCTGCTACAAACGCAAATGTTTCATCAGCGTCTTGCTTCACAACACTGGAAGAATCATTTGCAATAAGAAGATGCCAATTTGCATTTACCTTTGATTTCAATGTTTCCTTATCCATTTCAGAATAAACCTCCAATAAATCACATTGATTCAGTTTCGGTTTACCCTTTGCATTGAGCTGAGGTTCTGACCCACGCTCAGACTCCCATTCACGAGTTCCGATGAGAACCCACGATCCCGCCTTGATAAAATTGTCACGTTTTCCGCGAAATTTACCCCGGATAATGCAGAGCATCGTGGAACCGCGAATGGTTAGAATGTGACACATTCCGTTTCCGAGCATCTTGGTAACTACCGCATACTCTTCTCCATCTTCTTCAACTAAGCGGAGTTTAGATGATACTTTATCAGCTGTGGCGAATTTACGCGCCTGCGATTTGTGTCTGTTTCCACCGGTGGTATTCTTGACCATGTTTGTTTTTATTGTTGTCTATAAAAACAAATAACTTTTTTGAATTCAATTTTTTTTATAACTTGTCAAGAAGAATTTTTAATTTTTTAATTGGGGTCTTAATCTTTCTTTTCTATCGGATCGTACTTTTTTACTGGATCCTCCATTGTGTTCCGGATTATTTCCATGTTTACCTTGGACAAACTCTTTGCCCTTTAATTCCCACGTGGTTTCAAGATCATTTGGTTCAAAATCGTGATATTCGTGATATATTTCGTCCTCGTTGTCATATATAAGAGCATCAAATGTGCCTTTAACTTTGGTGACATCAATTTCTAAATCTTCACCTGGTCCGACCGATTCGTCTATATCAACTTTATAATCCCATGTCTTGGAGGTTGAAAGAGTTATCCACATTTCGTCTATATTATAGAGCGTTCCATTTTTAAGATTCAGACTTGTTGTTGTTGTACCTCCAATAAACTTTTTGCAAGAACATTTTTTAGTCATTATACTATAATAAAATATTTTTTTATTTTTCTTACATTTACATTTCTTATCATCTAACGCATGATCATAAACGCACGTGTCATTACTTATTTTCATAACATCTTGAACAAAATTAAAACTTTTAACCGGATATTTTGTTTCGTAATATTCAACTTTTTCTAAATGGCCAATAATTTTCAAAAAGTTATATTCTTTTTTCTTCATTGTAGGTTTTATAGCATTCTTTATTTTTTGAGTATCACAAAGGAATATATTTTGATCGCTGTGTCCGACATGAGTTGGTTTATATTTTCTATATTCAATGCCAACCGCTTTTTCATTTTTGTCCAAAAGTAAATATCCAAATGGATCTTTTTTATGAATGGTGGGTATCAAAAAATCGCAATTTTCTTCGTAATTGTCCAACATCTCTTCAATAATTAAATGGCTTGTCATGTATATATCACACCACACAAGAAATATTTTTTTAGTCAACGTAGCACTGTGTAATAACTGATAAACCGTTTCAATGTTTCCATTGGGATAATCTTGTGAATTGTCAATGGAACTAAAATGAAAAAAAGTAACATCCGTTAATTTCTTTTCAGCTTCCAAAAAATGATCTTTGTATTTGTTACTTCCACAAACAAAAATATTATTTGCATAAGGTTTTATTTGACGAACAATCCTCATCAAAACCAATTCATCGTCAATGCGAATCAATGTTTTTGGATAATTTATACCCATTCTCTCGTTTGTACCCCCCGCAATAATACAAAAATCATATTTTTCCTTCATTATAATATAAAAATATATATTTTTACAATACAATGATATCAGAACATCAACGAAAATATTATGTTTTACCACAAGGGTTTTCTGATTTACCGCAAGAGTTTTCTGATTTACCCCAAGGGTGTTCTGATTTACCCCAAGGGTGTTCTGATTTACCGCAAGGGTTTTCTGATTTACCGCAAGAGTCCATAGAAAAAGACGAAAAAGATTATCACTATATAAAAGTTTTCTCTCCACAAGTGAAAGCCGAAATTGTCATAAACTATCAAATTACTCAAATCCCCAAATTTGAACTTTATTTTGACCCGGTACAATACTACAAAACTCTGAAAAAAAACGATAAAGAATATGCGGTTCTTTACAAAATACCACAGACATTCTTTCCATTTAAAGAATATTTCAAATCTTTATCGTCAAGAGAACTATCCGTTTCTATATTTGAATCGTATAAATATTTATTGAAAACTGCGTCATTACTACAAACCTATGAAATATGTTATGGTAATTTCTCTCCAGATACAATTTGCTTCAATGAAAAAAAGAACCCCATACTATTTGATTTTGAATCTTCGTCCAATTATCAGGATCAGATAATCAATGTCTCTTTATCGCAATTTAAACCACTTGAAATATACATGATTCACTATCTACAAACCCACAGTGGCAGATTATCTTATTCAAATATAGAAACTATTTGCGAGGACTTTTCAAAGAATTCTGTCCTTTTTCTCTCTTCTCAAGAGAAAGAGGAAGGGGTTAAGAAGGCAATTCTTCTTCTTAAACCCTTTGTAAATGTCCCTTCAGATGTAATAATGAATTATTTGCAGAAATACATAAATACATGGGATATTTATGAATTAAATATGATGTTTTTAGAATTGTCTTATGAATTAGGATCAGACGTTTTACCAAAACACAAAAAATATATGGATGTTTTTATAAACCATCTTAAAAATTGTTTAGTACTGGATCCTTCAAAGAGAGAAAATGTACAACAAATGATGGGTAAATTTGAAGGCCTCTTTGATTCAGCATGTTAGGTCGGGTTAAAAGCCTTAGGTCGGGTTAAAAGCCTTAGGTCGGGTTAAAAGCCTTAGGCCTTATGCTTTGCGAGACTTTCTCGCCTTGCGTGTCTTTTTGGTAGACTTCTTGGCCTTCTTGGACTTGGACTTTGTGGAAGACATCATGCTTCCCATTTCACCCTTTCTCCTGCTCGCTTCACTTAAAGCTTCCCTGAAAGAAAACTTGCTGTTTTTCTTACGACCCTCTTCAAAGATTTTTTTCGTAAACATGTTCCACGCGCTTGCCATTCTTATATTATCTATTGAGATAAAAAATTGAAAAATTTTGTTATGTTTATAGTAAATAATAAAACGCATTAACATGACATCATGCCCTCAATTTACCAGGTATCTATATTTAAAAGATGAAGTTGTAATTGCCTTAATTGCCTCGTTTTGGAATAAAGATCCCGATCAGGCTCTTTATTGGGCGTATGAATTATATTACTCTGGGTTTGAGTCTGAACTAAAAACGGGATTGATCCGCATTTATTACGACTTTTATGCGACGTTGAATCCACATATGGAATCGCAGTTCTTGACTAAAATTGCATCATGGGATAAGACCCCAATAAAAACGATTGCATCCATCGTTTATAGTTTTATTAAAAAGCAGCACAATTATGACTTGTTTCTTCTTCGGCAAATGGTAAAACAATTTGAATTGGAACCATTGGATGGAAAATGGTTGAAAACCAGACCCGAGTCTTCCCATGCAAAAACTATATTAGAGACAATACCGAGTGATAAAGTGGAATCAGAGTTTATCAAACTGTTAGATGAAGTTCCATTTGTGGACAAAGACAAAGAACTCAAATTATTTCGGAAAGCAACCTTTGTTATAGACCCCCACATTGTTTTGCTACAAAGAGTGCTATCTTATTATGATGCAATACATAATCCGCGAGAGAAAAAGAATAGTTACGTGACAGTGGATGAAGAAAAGTTGAAACAATATGAGACATTGAATACAGATTATGATTCCGGATTTTATCCTTATAAAGTGTTCCGATCTGCGGTTAAATATTCAGTGGATCATTATGGAGTCCAAGGATTATTTTGTAGTTTGAGAGAAAAGATTAATCCGAAGAAAATGCACAAGATGTATACGTGGGACTGGCTTTATTATGCATCATTTACTCCGATTTGGAAAAAGCGTATTATAGCTTTTAATGGATTTATTTGTCACAAAGAAAAAAAAATATTATTCATGGAGTCGGATACTGACTGCGAAGCTGTTAAAGATGCCGATGATTGGTTAGATGAATTTTATGATTCTTACGGATATGAACCGGACGAGCAGCCGTTCAACATTTTAGAAAAAACGATTCCTCCGATAAAACCCAAAAGTTTTTCAGAATGGTGGTCTTCCGTGAAAAAAGAAAATATGATTGTGTTTATAGAAAAAGATGAAATTGCTGAATTGGAGAAATGTATTTACTATTAAAATTGTTTCTGAATAATAAAATAACGATTTTTATATGTTTTTTTTACCTTTTCCAAGATTTCATTGGAATCAAACATTTGATTTCTTAGTAGATGATTAATCTCCATTCTCAGATCGCTAATATGAGTCTTGCAAAACTCTGTGAAACCATCAGATGGTTTATATTCCAGATTCTGAACAATAAACTCGTCAATAATTTTTAAGAAATCCTTGGTACAATTGACGTACACTTTTCTCTCCTTTTGTGGTTTAGGAGTCTCGTCCTTCTTCCTAAAATAATATCGGGCACTTTTAAACATCTTGTCTAAAATATCACCCTCATAACTCAGTTTTTGTAAGCGATTAATTTCGGTTTGTACAATGTCGTGATGTTCTGTTATCCAGAGTTCCCAGCTCTCCTTGAACTTCTTTCTCTCGTCGTATTGATGAACCTTTGAAAAGATGGAAAGTTCCTCTATAAAATCAGTGTCAAATTTGTATCTAAATATGGGAGTAGTACATTCGGATTCTGGTTTGGAATCAATAACCAATCTCTCATTAGAATCCCTATATAAAGCGCCATTATATCCAGATTTATATCCAGAACCATCTGCTCTGTCGTAATCAGACCGATTATTGTCAGCACTGATACTAACATGACTTTCGCAAATTCCGCATCCATTTTCACGCATTGTTTTTATGTTTGTTTCTCTACTTCTAAAGTAAAATAAGTACTTCAATTTTCTTTTGTTCTATATTGTTATATAAGGATGACCCATGCGCAAAAGACGTATACTTTATTTTCACAGACTTATTGGGATTCTCACAGTAAAGAATACAAAAATATTGTCACTATAAATAGTGTTCCAGATGGACCTTTGAGACAGATTTCGCGAAAGATTAATTTTCCTTATTTAAGCCCGTTTTCTGGAAATGATCCGCGTCCGTGTACAAAGAATTGTGGAATTGCTTTAGCATCATCTTGCAATCCATGCGGACTTATGACAGTAGATGAAGTGCCAAATTTGTTTTCTTTTTTATCCATGAATGGATATAAAATAGATACCAGTATAACAAAAATGCTTCAAACAAGTGACATTCAATATAGCGAGAATAAGATTATATGTATGATACATTATTCATAAATTATTTTATTTTCGTTTCGTTATATATAAATGAAATTGGAAACTAAAGCCATATTAAAAAAACTTATCAGTAAACTAAGTAATCTTAAAAAAAAAGAAGGTAACAAATCTATATTCATTATGACAGATAGTGGACTTAAATATAGAGACATTACGGTTGGAAAGGGAGATAAACCCAAGTCTGGAGATAACGTCTTAGTGAGTTATATCGGATGGCTGAACAATTTTGATAGTTCCGATAAATTTGACTCATCTTGCGACAGTGAAACACCCTTTTTATTCAAGGTCGGGGCTGGAGAAGTAATTAGTGGCTGGGATGAGGCTATTTTGACTGATATGCCGGTTGGAACAGTTCGGCAGGTAATAATACCACCTAAACTTGGATATGGAGATAGTGAAATTGATGTAATACCACCAAATTCTACTCTTTATTTCAATATAGAGTTACTTTATATCTATGACAAAAGCAAAATCTTGTGCAACAAAAAATAAAAATTGAATATAAAAACATTTATTCTTTATTACATTACATGAGTAGCAATAAAGAATTTGAAAAAATAATGGAGAATTACACGGATCTAATTCCGGACCATTTGAAAAAAGATGAGAAAATCTGCACATCAGTCAAGGAATACATGTTGAGTTTATCGGATAAAGAAATGTTGTCGTTCATGATTGCACGGGATCATTTGAAGAGTTCTTTCAATGTACTCATGAGCAACGGATATAAAGAATGGTCACAAAGATCTTAAATATTACATGTTACGCCTTTTCTCATTTCACAAGTTTACAAAATTCCTATTTTTTAAAATTAATATTTCATCTTCTTGAGTTTTTATTATATTTTTTACAAATGGTGATATGTTATTTTCTTTTTCAAGTAATTTTTTACTCATATGAACTGCCATTGAATGGTGTGGTATCATACCTAATCTATATTGTCTTTCTGTTATTAGAAATTGATTTCTAATACACCATATATTACACCTTTGCACATTTAAAACGCCCATTTTAGAGGACAAAAAATATGCAAAAATATAAAATCAATAGTAGGAATTTCACCTACGATAGTCTAACTTTTTCCTCTTCCTTTTGGGTATTTGAAGAGGTGAAAGACGAAATTTGAAAACATAATGGACGCTCTTGTTTTTCTATCCACCACTTTGTTAAATTCATTATGTTTATGGAAGAGTTTGCGTCTCTTGTTCTAAATACGGTTTGTTTGACTTGAGGTCTCACGCAGTTAGAGCAAACTAAAAGACGGAATTGTTTCTCTCCATTTTTATGTCTATAATAATCTAAATTATTATAACATTCACAACATTTCTTACTTGTGTTGCATTCGTTTATTGTTATTGTATCGTATTTCTTATGGATTTGCTTTCTTAATCCTTTATTCATAGTAGGCATAAAATGTTTCATTTGTGTGCTTCTACTCCAATTTCCATAACCAATAAGAATATTGTCTCCAAAAGTTTCTTTGATTTTATTCAGAAAATTATCCATGCTTTTCTTGCCATAACTATATTGGCGGAATTTCATTTTTCTCCATGTTTCTTGTTGGTAGAAATCTAACACCTTCTTATTTAACTTATCCTTTTCAACCAAGTAGGACTTAAATTTTTCATAATCCACAGATTTACTATTTTCGCTGGATAATTCGGTTTCTAATCCAATAATACCATGCTTATTCTTTTCCTCCAATAATATTCGTTGATTACACTTTGCTTTACTTTCCTTTTTCCTTTGAGGTGCTGTATATTGTAGTTTCTTACCATGGCTATCCATCATATAAACTAATGAACGCTTTCCTGGATCGCAACCAACAATGTTTCTTGGTTTCAATTCATCTAATTGTTCCTTTGATAAATCTTCAATATTATAGAAATCTTGTTCAGGCAACGTAGGGACTTTGCTTCCCCATTTTTTATCCTTCAAATCTTTACGAATGAAAAGCAAACAACAGGAAATACCATCTGTTTGTATTTGGTGATGAAATTGGTAATGTTTATTATTGAATACTTTATGATTTAAATTCAAAAAACCATTCCAAATATCATGTTGGTTGTCTTTGATATTCTTCAATAATTCACCTTTCTTTGTTTTATTACCATCTTTATCCTTTTCAGGACTAAATAAACTAACCAAACAAGCAGTATCTAAAATGATATGTTTTGGAATAATATTGTTTCTTAATGGTAAAGGTTGGAATAATTTACTTTCTTGATTTTCTAATACGGTGTTCATATAAAGCATTCCTTTCAAATATGAAAACGGTCTAACTTTCACATCATAGTGAATTGACTTTTTAATGTCTTTTGGAAAAATATTAGGTAGATGTTGTTGCTTCCATTCAGAAAAGATTTCATTCGTTTCCTCATCTAATTCTAATACTTGTTTTTTGAATTGAAATAAGGTTGCTTTATCTTCGGTTATTTCGGTTGTTGTCTTATTGATAAATCGTAAGAAGTGTTGAATAAAATGCTCTTGTGCATTATTGGATAATGAAGTATGAATTTGTGTTGCTAAATAAGGAAGCATAAAGGTGGTATTTTTCAAATTGGTTTTCTCATGGTTCAGTAACGGTTGGTATTCTGCTAAATAAAACTTATCTAACTTTTCTAATAATTCTGTATCTGCTCCCTTCTTACCTCTATTATCACGAACTCCTAATGATTTGATACAATAAAGAATAAATGTTTCATCTATAACTGGTAAAGGCTGTTGTTTCGTATAACAATGTAAAACATACAATCGGATAAACTGGTAGGAATGTATCATTAAATCATTCATCTCAAAAACCAAATTGTTTATCTCGGGTTGTATCTCGTTTCGGTTTAACAAAACAGATTTTAGAGTGGTTTTGATAGTTTGAAAGGATGCTTTCTCATTATGCCTAAATGTTTGGAAATCGGTCTTCTTTTTCTTTTTCACCATTCTATATTTTATACAGAGAAATTAATTTTAAGTATTTTTGTTATAATTCTTAATATTATAAACTTATAATATTAAAATTTCCTTATGAGTTGTGAGTTGATGTGATGGGAGGGGGGAATTTTACACTGCATACATACATTACTTTTTCTATAACAATAATTACATATTTCCGCACAGCAACTTTCTGTAATACATTTATTTGGTTTTTGAGTTGGCGATAAAAGCATTGCTTCTTTATGAAATGTTTTATCCCAGCAGTCAAGTTCGTTGGTTTCTATATTTTCATCTATGTATTTTATTAATTGATCTTCTATTATTTTCTTTTGTATCATATAACCCAAATTTGTTTTTGTTATTATAAATTTATTTTTGCAAACAGAGCAAGTCATATATGGTTATATTAGAATGTTTTTAAATATTTTCATTATCTTTTTTTAATTTTTCTTTTCGTTTCAGATAATAGTTTCTTCTCCATTCTTTTAGTTTTTCGGGGTTTTCTTCTTTGAGTTTTTCAACATATTTTTTTGTTCGTTCCTTTACTATATTTTTATTTTCTTCGTAATATTTTAGATGTCGTGTGCTGTTAGTATATTTTTTCAAATTTTCTTCTAATTCTATTATGTAGTTTTTCATCTTTTCCATTTTTATTTTCATGGTTTCTACATCATCCGCCTCGTCATTATTCATTTAGTATTTACTATATAAATAATAAATATAATTTTTAAGTTTTTTATGTTATAATTGTATAGGATGGTAAGTCATAAAAGTGATGATTATAAGACTACTGCTGTTAAATATTACTTGGTTGAAGATGCAACACAAGAAGAAGTGTGTAAAATATTCCAATGTACTCGTAGAAGTTTAATGCGGTGGGTAAAACAATACAAAAATCAGGGAAATGTGGAAAGACAAAATAGAACACCAATAGCATATAAAGTAAAACGCCAACATATTCAGTTTGTAAAAGATGAAATCAGAAAAAATAAAACAATTACTATGGAAGATTTATTATTTTTATTGAAGCGAAAATATCCATCTTTGAGTTTAAGTAGATTTCATCTAAATCGTGTAATAAACGATAATAATATTACTTTGAAACTTACAAGAATAAGACACGAACCAACGCATAGATGGGGAAAAGAAATTAATATTAATGATAAATTAGATGAATTTTATGAAGAAATAAAAAAACACAAATTGGAGGATATAATATGTATTGATGAAACAAGTATAAAATCTTTACAAAAGCGTAATCATTGTTATAGCCAAAAAGGAAAGCGTTGTGTAATAAAAACGCAATCGCAAGATGTATTCAATAGATATACGGGAATATTTGCTATATCTGTAAATGGTGTAGAAGGTTGGGAACTTTATGAAAAAAGTGGAATAAATACGGATAGATTGATAGAGTTTTTAGAGAAGTTCATTACAGAGAAATATAAGAATAAGTTGATTATTTTAGATAACGCACCAGCACATAAGAACGAAAGAATAAGAGAATTTGTAAATAGACACAACCAACTATTATATTCTGTTCCGTATCAGCATTTTTCAAACGCAATAGAAAATTATTTTAGCATGTTAAAATCAAGATTACAGAAGTATAGTGGTGGGTTAAAATACAATAATTTGAAAGAAAATATAGCACATGCAATAAAACACATCCCAATAGGGTATTATAAGAACATCATAGAAGGTGCTTATAATAGGAAAGAGAAATATGTCCCAAAGAACAAAACCCGTAAAAATCCCAAGAAAATGTATCAATAAAATGGGCGTTTTAAATGTGCAAAGGTGTAAATATTATCAATAATAAACCTATAAAAAAAACACTTATTTCTTGATAAATTAATCCCATAAATAAAAACATCCATCCTGTCATAAGTAGCGTCATATATGCGTCATTTATACTAAATCTTATATCATCCACTTTATCTACCCATACATTCATAGTTGATAATAGACCAGACAATACCATTATAAAAAACATAATAACATAGTGATTTGTTTGCGAATGTTTCATTGTATATACAATTATATTATATAATAACAAGCGTTTTACATGAGAAAAGGCGTAAAACAATTTGGATGATTAAATCTTTCCAAAACGCCTATTTCTTTTTTTTGAATATTCTGTAAAAATTTTTTTTATATCATTCTCGTTTAAATCCGGCCAATATTTATCACAAAAATATAATTCACTATAAGAAGCTTGCCACAAATAGAAATTGCTAAGTCTTAATTCCCCTGAAGTACGTACTATTAAATCTGGATCGGGTATATTCAATTTTCCAGTAAGTGTGTTTTCCGAAAATAGTTTTTCTGTTATATCTTCAATATTAATATTTTGATTTATTATTGATTTACATGTTTCAATAATATCATATCGCCCACTATAAGATAGCGCTAAAATTAAAACATTTCCTTTAACTTCTTCTGAATTATAGTCTAATATTATTTTTTGAATATTTGATGACAACTTATCAATTTTACCAATTATCCGAATAGTTATATTATTTTCTTTTAACTTCTCTCTATTTTCAAGTAAAAATTTTTCTAAAAGTTCCATAATATAGTCAACTTCTTTTATAGGTCTCTCCCAATTTTCCATACTGAATAAATATAATGTAACATATGTTGATCCTTCATCAAAAGTATTTTTAACAATATTGAATGCAATACTTGCTCCCTGTTTATGACCGTCACTTCTCTCTAAATTATGTTTGGCAGCCCAGCGCCCATTACCATCTACAATATATGCTACGTGCGTTGGTATCTTATTAGTAGATTTTTCAAAATATTTTGTTTTAATGTCCAACCATTTACTAATTATTTTATTTATCATTCTATTTATAGCATTGGTAATTTAAAACTGTGTTTTTATTGAATAATTCTTATATACTAGACAATAAAAAATTTATAATATGACACGCTTGTGTTTACGGGATCTTTTTCGTAAGTAAGCATTTGGCACATAAGTAGTGTCATGGAATTTCTTGATGGATTTTCTGATTTGTTTTAAGATGCGGGATTTTTTCTTTGTTAGGCGACGTCGTCCTCCTGTCACGGAAGAGTGTAATTCGCGCAAAGATTTTGGAGCTGCTGGTATTTTGTAAGAAGGCATAGTCGGAATAGAAGGAACCTTATAAGAAGGTATAGATGGAATTTTCGTATTCATAATGTTTACCATGTTTTGTTTGGTTTCATTCAGTGCATCCGATGCAGACATCGTAACTTCAGCAAAAGTGTTTCCTACAGACTGAACTGTTTGCGCAATTGTATCCGCAGAACGAGCGGTTCCAATAAGAACCCCTACACCGGGAATTTCTTCCAGTGTATTTAAAATAACTTTAACGGCGCCTTGACCAATTTTATCGGCAGATTTTGTGACCGCTTCAACAATTTCTTCTGTGAATTTTTGTAATGCTGGTTTTGCAGCGACAGCAATTAACATCAACTTTTGTCGTATTTCTGGATCCGATACAATTTGTTTTATTTCCTCCAACTTTTCATTTACAGAATCCTTATTTGTAAGATCTGTTCCTAAAAAAGAACTTATTTTTTCCAATACGTAGATGGCTGCTTGCTCTGCAGCCCCAGTCACAGCACCAAATGCATTTTTAATAGCGGGAGATAGTCCGGGGTGTCCAGCTTCTACATTCTTTTCTATTTGGTTTGTTTGGTCTATTTGATTTGTTTGTTGTGATTCGGCATTCATTTTGTTTGTCCTATAATAAACCAAGTTTTTATTTTATGCAAGTTATATATGAAATCAAAAAAACATAGACATTCCAAAAAAAAAATAAGTAAACAAAAAAGGAATACTACAATAAAAAGAAGAACAAGAAAGTATAGAAAAAGGGGAGGGGTACTTTTTCCTGGTGAAAAAATAAAGCAATTTATAACGGAACGTAGACCAAAAATGACTGCAAACTTCCTAAAAAGCATATGCAGTGATTCCGGTGTATGTATTGCATTTGGTACAGAAAATGAAAAAATAAAAAAGTTTTTCAATGGGTTCTCGTCTTTTGATTATTGTATACCTGATGTATGGCGATTATCAAGAGGAAATAATGGGTTTGTCTCAGAACTTAAATACAAAAGGGAAGATTATATTGCATATACAATCCTTAAATCGTCTATTAGGAAAGAACCACTTGAAACAAGTGAATATAATAGTAATTCTGATAATTTAGCATATGAGTATATTGTAGGAGAGTTTTTGAATAAAATGGGAAAAATGTATCCATGTTTTTTAGAAACGTACGGAATATTCAGGTATATTAATGACAGTCTATACAATAATCTTGAGAAACAACAATTTACGTTTAATACTCCCAAAAGTAATTTTAAAACCGGTTTGCAAGAAATGAAACCAGAAAATCCAATGTTTTTATCAGAGTCCTGTTTACATTTCAATAAATTGTGCGTATTAGTTCAACATATAAAGGATGCAAAAAATTTACATGAAATGTTGAAATTAGTTTTTCTTGATATAAACCAAGAACCTTTGTTTATAAACCAAGAACTTTTGTTCATACTGTATCAAATTTATATGCCATTGGCCTTTTTGGCAAACAAGTTTACCCATTATGATTTACATACAGGAAATGTTTTATTATATAAACCAATAGATAATGGCTTTATAGAATATCATTATCATTTACCTGATACTTCAACCACATCGTTTAAATCACAATATCTTGTAAAAATTATAGATTATGGACGATGTTTTTTTAATGAGACACCTGAAAATAATTCATTATCTCTGTATAATGCTTTATGCGAAAAACAAGAATGCAATGAAACGGAAGAGGAAAAAATAAAACGTATAGCGTACAGAACTATGCATAAGAAGAAATCTACTGGATCTGCAAGAAATTGTGGATTAAATAACGGATATAATTTTTTAGATAAAGAAAAAAAAGAAGGGCGTAATTTTTTTATTAGCTCTCAAAAAAGAAATAAAAGTCACGATTTACGACTTTTATTTAATATAAGGGAGTTCTTTCGTAATTATCTTGAACAATATCCAGAAACTGTATTGAAAGACGATTTAGTTAATTTTATTCACAATGTAAAATATGATACTATGTATGGAACAAAAGAAATGGAAACCGATTCAACAAAAGATGTCATTCATAATGTAGAAGACGCATTTGAGAAATTGAACATTATTGTAAATTCTGAATCAAATAGACAAATCAATGCATCCGCGTATCCTTATTTTAAAAAGATCGGGGATTTACACATCTATACCGATGGAAGACCAGTTGAATTCATACCTCTAAGTGAATCCCAGAGAGTTGGTGCATCAGAACTTCCTGTTCCAAACTTTTCGCCTCTTCTTCGTGAACAAGATTCTCCCCTACAGCGTCTTTCTCCTCGTCTTGGTGAAGATTCTCTCCCGTCTCGTCTTCCGTCTCTTCTTCGTGAAGAAGATTCTCTCCTGTCTCGTCTTCCGTCTCTTCTTCGTGAAGAAGATTCTCTTCCTTCTCATCTTTCTTCTCTTCTTCGTGAAGATGATTCTTCTCAAACCCTCTCGGAATTTTCTGATGTTCCATTGGATTCTTAAGAGTGTTGCGTATTTTAAACTCGGAAAACGTCAGTTTACCAACCGTTTTTAAAGCTTTTTTCAAAAAGGAAAAATTGGACAGCTTACCATAATGCGTATAACGATTCACCTTTTCTTTAAGAATAGCGTCTTCGTTGACCTTTTGCTTTATAGAAACGGCATTCTTCTTTGGGGTTGATTCGGTAACTACAGACTTGGAGTTATCTGTATTATAACTCTTAAACTTTGCAAATACACTCTTCTTTTTTACAACTTCATCTGAGATGACAGATTGTTTTGATTCTTCTGCGGCCTCATCCTTTTTCAGTTGTTTCTTTGTTTCTGCTTCTTTCAAAACTTCAGCCATATCTAAAAACAACTGCTTGCATTGAAAGGTAATTACATACTTGCGACCAATAACTTCCAAATAACGGTAAGGAATTGTGGAGTCGCTATAATAAGAAAATGACTCCTTGTCTGCATCATAATACATAATTACATTTCCAAGAGGGGTTAGCTCCATTACAATATTATTTTTCAAGGAATCCAGTTTCTCTTTAGATAATTCTTCACACGGATCGGGCATTTCTTTGAACTCTTTCAAGTATTTTTCTACAAAGGAAATTTCGGGTTTTTCTGGAACAATGTGGTTATCTTTATGGTCGTCTTCAATTCCAAGAAGACGTTCAACTGCATTAAATAATACTCCAAGAAAAAAAGAGCGTTTCGGGTTTTTTTTTGTTGGTTCAATTACGTCGTTTGGAACAACATCCAAATACTCTTTTACAGCTTCAACAAAATCATCCAAACATACTTGACTCTTGCTTACGTATTCAAATGTCATAACAAATTCATATACAACCGCATATCCAATATAGCTGGCACAGGCAATAAAGTATATATTATATAGGGTTTCAATCATTTTATTTGAATATATGTATACAGCAAAATAGTTCTATATTGTTTTAGTGTTTTACAATTATGTGAGTCCCGTTTTCCACGTCTTTCTTTCGCAAAGCAAATAGGTCAGCTACATCTTCCGACAAATCAGGAATAGGCAACAGTTCATACTCTTCGCTATCCGGATGAAGACGGACTAAACACAACTCATCCACCTGCATGCCATACTTTTTTTGTAGGATAGCCTTGTATGTATTCAGTTGAAGAGAATAGTGCCAAAAATTGGAATCCGGGTATTGACAAATGCATTGCGTTGTAGCATACTTGTTAAAGGTATTAATTTTCGTAATGTCCTTGCAGCGCTTCCAATCATAAATCATAAGTCTTCCGTCTGGCTTCTGATAAACCATATCAATAGATCCGGCGAGTTTCAGTTCCTCGTCGTAAATGGTCCACTCCGTGCGATAAGGAGTGAAATCTGGAAGGTCCTCTGCGTACTTTAAGAAATAATTCCACTCTGGGGTTTGGTCCCTATCTGGCTCCGACACAGTTTGATAATAATCGTCCAACAATTGTTTGTGGGTATACGGAGGTTTCATCGTTGGATGATTCATAAAACACTCAATATTGTAATGCATGTCTGTACCTGCACCGCTGACTGACGATGCATTGTCGGCCCATTGCTGTTTGATTTGCTCTGCGGTTTTACCCCAGTATTTGTTATTCTCATTCCAATTGCGGCCGCGCATCATAGATGCAATAACACCGTCTGCGTCAAACTTGGGAAAGTGACTGTGGTTCCAGGTGGTGACAGATGTATATGATGAATCGGGGTCCACCGTAATGGTGTACTTGTGTCCTACCTCTTCAAATATGATGTGGGCATCTCTTGGATGAGCATTAAATGTGGAGAGGGTAGGATGCAAGATAGGCTTTTGCATAGCTTTAGGAATAATACTATATACTTTGTAGTATTATTGGATCAATTTTTCCACCTTTTGGAAAGGTGGAGCCAAATCTGAGTCTTTTACTTATATGTATTTGGATCCGCCTTTCTAAAGGTGGAAACAGAAGACTTTCTAATTTTTTTGGCTCTACCTTTTGTAAAGGTGGAATATGTCCAACTATTTTATAACTACTAAAAGTGGAACTAAAGTGGATATTTCTCAGATATTTTTAAAAGGAACATCGGCAAGTAAAAATTATGATATTGTAAACACATATTATAAAAATTTTGGACCATACCAAGTACCCAATGGCACCGTTTCTCAACAAGGAATTTGTGGGTATCAAATTTCCGGTCAAGATATAGGACCACAAATGTCTGCTCCATACAAAGAATATTCGGGTGGTAGTGGTGCACCCGGACCTTACCATGGATCACCCGGTGGAATCCCTGAAACTGGTGGCGTACCAGGAAATCCGGGAAGTTCTGGAGCTTCTGGTTCCTCCGTAACAGAAACAATTATAATCCCAAATTGGTGCACAAGAATAAAAGCAATTTTGATTGGAGCAGGAGGCGGAGGCGGAGGCGGAGGATCAACTAGTCAAAGTCGGCAAGCTGGAGGAGCAGGTGGAGGTGGAGGAGGAGGTGGATTCTCTATTGTTAATCAAACAGTAAATCCAGGGGATTCTATACAGATAAATGTTGGTGGAGGAGGAGGTGGAGGACAAGGTGGTCAATATAACGGTGGATCTTGGCCTGGAAGTATGGGTGGTAATGGAGGAAATACATCTATTTCTATTTCAGATCAGACACCGCTTGTTGCTGGAGGAGGAGGTGGTGGAACGGGAGGATCCCAATATCCTGGTGGAGGAGGAAATACAAACAATGGTAGTCAAGGGCCTGGTGGATCAGGAAATGTAGCTTCAGGTGGAGGAGGAGCAGCTTATATTACCACAGGATCAAGTTCTGGGTACACATCGTCAAATGGAACATATCCTAATTTATCCAATTATGGAAATGGAAGCGATTCAGGATTAGGAGGAGGACCTGGTGGTGCATCCAGCGCCCAATCTGGCGGTACAGGAGGTTATGCGCGCATATATTTTTTACTTTGATTCCAATATGGTAATACGTTTTTTCAAATCTTGTATTTCTTTTACCAATATTCCGATGAGTCCAATATAGTTGAGCGATTGTAGGTTCTCTCCATCTTTCTCTCCAGAAACTAAAAATGGGTATAACTCTTGGACTTCGTGAGCTATAAACCCAATATCACGTTTATTAGAGAGTTTATTGATATATGTAACCGGATTTAATTCATCAACCGATGTAGATTTTCCGATGGGTTCAACATTATCTTTAATGCGATAATCCGATGTGGCATTAAATAATCCACACGTTAAAGTATTACTTGCGTCATTATAAGTTAAATTTGCCGACCCAGTAATTGCTTTATTAGAATCCAAATATAAAATATTTGTTGGGCTGCCATTACTTACATTAACTGATCCTTGTGGCCCTTGAATCCCTTGATCTCCTTTTAAACCTTGAGGACCTTGAGGACCTTGTAATCCTTGTGGTCCTGTAAGCCCGAGTTGTCCTTGAATCCCTTGTTCTCCTTTTAAACCTTGTTGTCCTTGTAATCCTTGTGGTCCTTGATCTCCTTTTAAACCTTGTGGTCCTTGCGGGCCAACAGGACCAACAGGACCTTGACTTCCAGTGTCCCCTTTTTGACCTTGAGGTCCGCTTGTTGTAGCGCTTGAAAGTGATGTTCCGTCACTAAAATAAATTTCTCCAGTATTCATCAGTGAGTTATAATTCATATCAATGTGACTCAGACTCACAATCTTGGAATTTTCTTGTCCTAAAAATGTGGACACTGTTAAATTATCTGAATTAGAATATTGGTTATGAACAATATTGTTTTTCGCAGCATAATTCATACCTCCATATTTTCTAAATGAACTCATTCTTATTAACTTATATTATACTTCCATTTAATATTTAATTATTGTGATAAAATTGATTTTGCTTTTGCCAGATGTTACATTTGTAAAAAGAAAAAAATGGAGATTGAAGATATTGTCCCGGTTAAAACACATCAATATGAAGAACAATCCTTGATTCCCTTTGTAGAAGAATTCATAAAAACCATTGGTCTACCAAATATAAAACCCGACGTGGAAGACCTGGATAATGAAATCCGACGACTTTCCAGAAAGTACAGAATGCATCCTTCTAAAACACAGATGCGCATCGTATATGAAAAACATTATAAACATTTTGCTATAAATCATGAAACACGACGATACTTGATCAAACGAGTAATGCGGTCCGAATCCGGTGTCTTGGTTGTCACAATTGTCACGAAACCGGGTGATACTATTAAATTTTCATGTCCTGAAAAATGCGCCTATTGTCCCACAGAAACAAACCGTGATGGTGTCCCAACTCAGCCGAAGTCTTATATTTCAACGGAACCGGCCATGCGGCGGGCAACGCGACACGCATTTGACATTGGCGAACAAATCCGCGATCGTATTACTGCTTATTTGTATACGGGGAATTTGAAACAAGACGGTCAAAAGAAGAAGATAGAGGTGATTCTCTCTGGGGGAACATGGGATGTCATGCCCAAGGTTTATAGAGACCAAGTCGTCAATGAGATATATTATCATTTCAATACATTTTCTGAAAACTTGAAGAGACCCATGTTATCCATTGAAGAGGAAAAGGCTATAAACCAGACTTCGCTTCTCGGCGTAATTGGTCTTACCATTGAAACGCGACCGGATTATGTAACTGACAAGGCTCTCATTGAATATCTTGAATACGGTGTTACTCGTGTTCAATTAGGCGGTCAAAGCACACATGATGATATTTTATTGAAAATAAAGCGCGGTTGTACGAAAAAGAATATGAAACAAGCATTGCGTCGTTTAAAGGGAGTCGGACTAAAAGTTGTAACTCATTGGATGCCGGATTTGCCGGGGTCTTCTCCTCAGTTGGACACGGAGATGTTTAACGAACTATTGGAAGACCCCGATTTGCAATCGGATGACTGGAAGGTATACCCTTGTGCGGTGATAAAATCCGAGTCGGACGATTTGATTATTAAGAGTGACATTCACGATTGGTACCAAAATGGAGATTACGTTCCTTATGCGGAGAAAAACGTCAATGATTTGGTGGAAGTTTGTATAAACTTTAAATCAAAGATTCATCCATGGATCAGAATAGAGAGACTGATTCGCGATATTCCATCGGGGTCCATTGAAGCCGGATACAACAAAATAATTAATTTGAGAAATGTGATTCAAGAGAGAATGGGTCAACGCGGGCTTTCTTGCAAATGCATTCGGTGCATGGAGATTAAAGACAGAGCTCACACGATTGACAATGGGAAACTGGTTGTCAGGAAATATGCTTGCTCCAAAGGTATAGAATATCACATATCGTTTGAACTGGAACGCGAGTTCTGGAATTGGACCTATATCTGGTTCTGCATATTATACTTTTGCAACAAAATGGTAGGACGAACGATTTATTATGGAGGTTGCAGAGACCAATATTGCGGTCTGTTTGGTTTCTTGCGTCTGCGAGTGGACCCCGATCCTGGTCTGGGCTTAGTTGGCGAACTATACGGATGCGGTTTTGTGAGAGAGGTTCATGTTTATGGCATGTCAACTGGTGTGGGAGGGAACGATGAAAAATCATCGCAACACAAGGGTATAGGTCAGAGATTAATGAAAGTCGCCGAAGAAATTGTTATGATGCATGGTTTGAAGAAGACCGCTGTTATTGCGGGGATTGGAGCTCGGGAATATTATAAAAATAAGTGTGGATACGCGCTTGGTAAATATTACATGATAAAGGTGTTGAAATAGACGGATTGAATCTGTATATGCGTTTATTTTTTTGTAAAAAATTTAATATTTGACTGATATAAATGAGTGGGGGCTACATCATTGAATTGTCTTTTAATTTTTTGAAACACGGAAATGTGGAAGAATTAAAAGACTATATTCATGAGCTGGCTTTAGTTTATTTTTGTAGTGATTTTTATACAATGGATGAAATGATTTGTCACGATAAGATACAGCATAAAAGGACACACCGTATAGTAGTTTGTCACTTTTCGGGGACGGAAGATTTTACACAATTTATTAAAGTCGTAAAAAAGATAAAAGAGATTTATATTGAATGCATCTATGAAGATAGACACGTATGTAAATTGATTTATGCTTCTTCTGAATATCTAAAAAATAGTACGCGTGATAGTGTTTTAAAATATAAAACATTCCGGCGAGAACGCAGTTATTCGGAAGAGGAAAGAAGTATTTTATCAGCAGTTGATAAATTGAGTATTGTACCTGCGTCATGTATATTGGTGGCATCGGAAATAGAGAAGCTTATAAAGTATGATGAAAGTAAGCCTAACGTTTAGCTTTTTTAGATTTGCGACCTGAAATACGACTTAAAGTACCGGATGAAGTTTTACGGGATGAAGATTTACGGGATGAAGTACGGGATGAAGTTTTACGACTTAAACTTTTACGACTTGAAGTTTTGCGACTTGATTTACTGGACGAAGATCTACGACTTGATATAGGAACAAAAGAAGATGTTGTAAGATAAGCCGGTTCTTCAGAAATAATAATCGTGGGCGAAGATAAGAAATCGGTTTCTAATCTGGAGTCTAATGATAAATCATGCGATGGAACACTTAACATGGCATTTATATCATCATTCGTTAATTTTATTTTTTTGTGCTCCTTTTTTCCGTTTGTATCCGTATCTAACTTGATATTTGCTAAATCACCGTCATAATTTACATCCCATTCCGCAGATTGCGTTGTCTCTTTCCCGTTTATCTTAAAAACAGATAATGCTTCTCCTTTACTCTCAAAATATAAGTCTTGTTTCATATAATATATTCGTATAAATATTATATGGACGAAAAAAATATAACCTACAATGATATTTTTAAAGCTCTCAATGTATCTATTAAGGATGGAAAAATGTATCATTTGAAACCATCAGATGATAAACCGCAGCAATACAATAGCTACTTTAAACAGCCTGAACCAAAAGCAATGACAGAGAGAGAATATAGAGAAATTATCTGGAAAAAACAATTGGAAAGAAAGCTTCAGATTGCAAAAGAAATTGCTCATATTCGCAATACAAAATCTACTAAACTTTTATTCAATAATCCATCTAATATAACCACTTCACAAGCGTATAATATGCCGCTAAATCATTTCTTTAGATATGGTAGATAACTATGCCAGATAATAAAAAAACAAAAAAAGTCAAGAGGCGGCTTGTTTTAGAGGAGTCCAGTGAACCTGGTTCATCGTCTCCCGTTATTAGACCAAACCAGACGAGAAGCAGACCATTAAAGGTTTCCAGCCCAGAAACTTTAAAAAATAAGCCACGTTCATCTGAAAAAAAGACGATAAAATATAGACCAAAGTTGCTAAAAACAAAATTGATTTTAGAAGAATCGCCAGATGAAATGAAAGAAAAATCTCAGTTGGTTGTACAAGGTCCCATTGGCGTTAAAACGGGTAAAAAGAAGGTGGCGTTTGTTCCTATTGCCGACGAGAAAACAGATTTAAAGATTCAGCAACAAGATATAAATATGAATCCATCCACGTCTCGTTACAATGAAAAATACCTTGATATGTTGGATACTTTGTCGCAACTCATGACTAAAAAGGGAGAACCCTTTAGAGCGCGCGCATATCAAAAGGCCCAGGAAACGATCATGGGAATGCAAACTGATATTAAGGGCCCCGATGATTTGAAAGGAATGCCTGCCATAGGAAAAACCATTATGGAAAAGTTGAAGGAATACACGGAAACCGGTACGTTGAAGGTCATTGAAAAAGAAAAGACGAATCCTGTGAATATGTTTTCAGATATTTATGGCGTGGGTCCGAAAAAGGCGGAGGAATTAGTCACTGACCACGGAATTAAAACGATTGATCAGTTGAGAACAAATGAGAAGCTGTTAAACGATAAACAGCGCATTGGTTTAAAGTATTATGAGGATATTCAGGAACGAATCCCTCGGTCAGAAATTGACGACTATAAGAAGGTATTTGAATCTGCATTTGACTCTTCTAATGGTAATTTTGAAATTGTGGGAAGCTATCGGCGAGGCGCAGAATCGTCTGGAGATATTGATGTTATTATTACATCTGATGATGAAAGGGTCTATAAGAAGTTTATAGACAAGTTGATTGCCGATAAGATAATAATTGAAGTATTGTCGCGGGGTCCAACAAAGTGTTTGGTGATTGCCAAGTTGCCAGGGGACAAAAAGGCGCGCCGCGTTGATTTCTTGTATACTGTAAAGGAGGAATATCCTTTTGCTGTGCTTTATTTCACTGGCAGCAAGATATTTAATACTGTTATGCGTAATCGTGCTCTACAACTCGGGTATACCATGAATGAACATGGGATGTATAAAATGGACGGCAAGAAAAAGGGTCCGAAAGTGGCGGGTACATTTGACTCAGAAAAGGACATATTTAAGTTTCTTGGTCTGGTTTATAAGACACCGGAAGAACGCGTGGATGGTAGGTCGGTTATAATAAATACTGGTTTAGTTGAACCTCCTTTAATAGAAGAAGATGATTCTCTTGTCAAGGCACAGACAAGTAAAACTCTGAAGAATCTCCTCATTGTTGAAGACGATTCCGATAATGTGGAAAATATTGTAATGGGAGAACCTGTCCAAATAGAAGTGGAAGAAGAGGAAAATATTGTCATGGGAGAACCTCAAATAGAAGTAGAAGGAGAAGAAGAACCCGTTGTCTCCGAAGAAAAGGTCAAGATAGGTTTGCAGGAAGAGGAATTAGCCCGACAAACCATTAGAGACTTCCAGAAATCGGGTCTCGGCGTATTAGAACCACTTGGTGAGAAAGAATTGGTCAATATGTTGGAAACCGCCAATGTGGCTTATCGTAATACGAAACCTATTATGACTGATAACCAATTTGATATTTTACAAGAGCATATTGAATCCAAGTATCCTGATAATGCTACATTGCAACAAATCGGCGCACCTATTGCCCGAAACAAAGCACAACTTCCCTACTTTATGGGGTCCATGGACAAGATTAAACCAAACACTGCAGCATTGGCAAATTGGATCCAGAAATATTCCGGCCCTTACATTGTATCATGCAAATTAGACGGCGTCAGTGGTCTCTATACCACAGAAGGTCTGGTGCCAAAGTTGTATACCAGAGGCGACGGAACAGTGGGTCAAGACGTGAGCCATTTTATCCCGTATTTGCGCCTTCCTAAGAAGCAAGGACTGGTTCTCAGAGGTGAGTTCATCATGCCGAAAAACATATTTGAGAAGAAATATAAGAAGGATTACGCGAATGCTCGCAATTTGGTATCCGGCATTGTTAACCGTCTCACGATTGATCAAAAGATAAAGGATGTCAGGTTTGTAGCTTATGAAGTCATTGTCCCGGAACTAAAACCCGGAGAACAAATGGCGTTGTTAAGTACTCTCAGCGTGGACACGGTCATGCATCAAAAAGTGAAAGCCGGGGGTCTTTCTAATGAAGTGTTGTCGGGGATTCTCGTGGACTGGCGCAAAAATTATGACTACGAAATAGACGGCGTCATTGTAACCAATGATTTACTGTATAAGAGGACTACGGGTAATCCGGCGCATTCCGTCGCATTCAAGATGGTTTTATCGGATCAAGTCGCAGAGGCGAAAGTGGTGGACGTCATTTGGAAAGCGAGTAAAGACGGGTATTTGAAACCGACGGTTCGCATTGAGCCTATTAGTCTTGGGGGTGTCACCATTGAATATGCAACTGGGTTTAACGGTGCGTTTATTGCAGATAACAAGATCGGGGTCGGCGCAGTCGTGGAAATTATTCGCAGTGGAGACGTGATCCCCTATATCAAGAGCGTGACTTTGCCGGCGGAAGTTACAAAGATGCCTGATGTTCCCTTTGTATGGAATGCCACTCATGTGGATATTATTTTAGAAGACGCTGCATCTAATGCGGACGTCAGGGAGAAGAACATTGCTGGGTTTTTCAAGGGCATTGGAGTGGATGGATTAGGTCCTGGAAACGTGTCTCGCATTATTTCCGCGGGATACGATTCTGTGCCGAAAATGATCAAGATGAAGAAGGAGGATTTTGCTAAAGTGGAAGGATTCAAAGATAAGATGGCGACCAAGATATATGATGGTATTCAGAGTAAGATTGCCGAGGCATCATTAATTACACTTATGGGCGCATCAAATACTCTCGGCCGCGGCATTAGTGAGAAGAAATTGGAGCCGATATTGGAGGCTTTTCCGGATATATTGACATCTGGAGAGTCGCCAGAATCAAAGGTGAAAAAGGTGATGACGATCAAGGGAATGGCTGTAAAATCGGCGGAATTATTTGTGGGAAATATACCGACGTTTATTAAATTTATGCAACAATGCGGATTGGAGGGGAAACTTGGATCAAAGGTATCTTTGGCAAAGGGAGGTCCTTTGACTCAGGTTCCTTTAACTCAAGTAGCTACCGTAGCAAACACTTCACATCCGCTTTATCAAAAGACGATTGTCATGACAGGATTCCGCAGTAAAGAGATCAGTGCCAAGTTGAAAGCTGTTGGCGCAAAAGAGGGGTCCAGCGTATCCAAGAATACGTTTGTTGTTTTACTGAAGGATAAGGATGAAGATACCACGAAGGCAAATGAGGCGCGTAAATTAGGTATTCCTTTAATGACACCTGATGAATTTTCAGCAAAATATTTTCTATGAGTACTATATAAGGAATATGAACGCGTGTGAAAAGAATACATTTATGTGCGTTGTTAAAAAACTTTCTGATAAATTAACAAGAAAAAAGAATGATCCTTTGTTGAAGGATGATCCGCCTCCCATTACTCCTATACAAGTAAATGCAAAATCAGTAAAATATGATAAAGAATACATTTCTTTCAGTTTTAACTACAAATCCGTAAATTATACCGTAAATATAACTAATTCTTTCCCCAATTATGATAGTTTATTCAATGAAAAAATAAAAAATGTAACGATAACTGCTACGATGTTAACTATTTTAAGTGTTAGTAATCCTATTCCATACACTTGTGAGGTAAGTAAAATCAATGAATTAGGACTTTTTGCTATGAAGAATAATCCAAAAGTAAAAGTACTTACTGTTACTGGCAGTACGGCGACGAATTTTTCAGTTGTAATAGATAATAATATAAATTTTTCAATTAATTTAGAAGGGAAAATGAGGGGAGGAAATAAGCAGGGGAAGAGTTTAAGTGTAAAAACTGGTCCTACTGGAGTTCCAGATATAAATGTAGATAGAATACATTATATAATCTACAATAGTAAATATATTCTTTTCACTTTTCTATACCAAACTACTCATTATTCTGTAAAAATATATAATTCTTTACCTGATTATAATAGTTTACAAAACAAGAAAATAACAAATGTAGTGATAACTAATAAAAATTTAATTATTTCATTTGTTAGTGGTAAACCATACAATTATACTGGTCAATATATGGCTGGAAATTTTTTTATTAATAGTGATGCTGTAGTTAACATAACAAGTATTGATTTTAATAACTCTAAACCTAAACTTTCTTTTCCATCAAATCTAAATTTTTCAATTAATTTTACAAATATTCATACCATTGTAAATAATTAATTTTTATAAAAGATATTTCTGAATATATTACACCAAAATAAAACTACTAACAAAATTATATACCCATATAAAAAAGATATGTTTGGATCTTTTTTATATTTTTTTGCGTTGATTTGTTTGATTCGTGTAAATGCAACACAGTTGCGCGGGTTAAATTCTGAATCCGAGTTCTGGACTGAATTCACAGAATTCCAAGAAAAGTTTTTCAAAAAATACGAGTCTTTAGAAATATTGCGCCTTCGTTATCAAAACTTCCGCACCAATTTGAAGGAAATTATTGCGCATAACTTGAATAACACGGAAACCTTTACTATGGGTATAAACGCGTTCTCCGATTTGAGTCACGATGAATTTAAAATGTTGTACACCAGTAGTTTCACAAGTGGAAAGAAGGATCAATGTGTTCCTTTTTCTTCTTCTGGAAAATCTCTTGTAGACTCCGTAGATTGGAGAGAAAAGGGAGCCGTTAGTCCCGTGAAAAATCAAGGTCAATGCGGCAGTTGCTGGTCTTTCTCCGCAACCGGTGCGATGGAAGGCGCTTGGGCTATATCTAAAGGCCATCTTATCAGTTTATCGGAACAGCAACTCGTGGATTGTTCTTCTTCTTATGGTAATATGGCGTGCAACGGAGGTCTCATGGACAGTGCGTTTTCATACGCGATTGACAACAGTATGTGCTCCGAGTCTTCATACTCTTACAACGCGGTAAAAGGCACATGCCAAACATGCGATCCCGTAGTTAAAGTTGTCGGATGCGTAGATGTTAGTGCCAACAATCAACAAGCTTTAAAGGAGGCGGTTAGTTATGGACCGGTTTCCGTGGCGATTGAAGCCGATACTCGGATATTTCAATCGTATTCCAGTGGAATTGTAACGAGCACCAAGTGTGGAACTAAGTTAGACCACGGCGTCTTGGTGGTGGGTTATGGACTGGAATCAGGAGTTGAATATTGGATTGTGAAAAATTCATGGGGACCAGAATGGGGCGACAAAGGCTATGTTAGAATTGGTCGCAGTGATAGCGAAAATGACAAGGGTATTTGCGGCATAGCGATGCAACCCAGTTTTCCGGTTGTTTAGATTTTATTATGACATAATGTGGGTAAAAGAATATTTTCTTTTTGATAATTGAATGGCACAATATCCATTGGAGTTTATACACTTTTCCGTGTTTACATCTGGAAATATATTATTCCAATCCTTCCAAAATTTTAGAGCGTAAGGTGGTTTTATTTCAAATAATTGTTTTATATATGACGTGTCGTTATCCATTCCAAAATGTGCTAATGTATGACTTTGACCATCTAATTCACAATATAAATATGGAACATTTGACCATGATTTTGAAAATATTTCATCAGTTTCAAATAATTTTTTGAATAATCCATCCATCCAAAAATAGTTATTGGTAAAATTATTGCTATTCCAATAATTATCGCATTCATATTTCCATTTGGTTATCATATAATTATTTTTTTTTGCAACAATAAACCACGATGCGGGACCGGTTTCTTTACTCATACCCCCTCCATGTCCATGGTACATCCATATTCCTTCTGGTTTAATGGCTTCATATATCCAATGGTCAAGTGGTTGCATGCATAACATGGTAGCATCTGCCCAAATTCCACCATGATTTTTCAAAAGGCTCAAACGTATTATATCACTTTTAGCTTGAGGGGATATATTTTTATTTGAATCGTAAATATAATCAATATCATTTACATAATCTTTCAAATTAGATAAATCCACGTAACAAATTTTCCATTCAGGGTTATTTATTTGCCAGGATTCAGCTACCTGTTTATTTAACCATGTCGCATCATCCCACCCTTGTAACCAGAGCAAGAAAATGTTTTTTTCTAACATTTATAAAATTAATATATAATAAAATGTTTTCTAAACACTTCAAAATACAAACTTTTATTACAGATCAACCTATACATATAACTAATTTGGATGGAATGTATTTATCATCTCCTGCTTCAAAAACAAACCGCATTGTATTTGTTAGAAACCATTTTAATGCAGATACACAAAGATGGATTATAGAAAGGGATCCAATTGAAGAAGATATTTTTTATATTAAAAATGTTTTTAAACGTTTTCACGGTGCAAACTATTTAGGGGCTCCAAATAAAAGTGGGGAGGTTTTTTTGTATACGTCTAAAAATAAATATACAAAATGGAAAATTTTTCACGAACGTGATGATATTTATAACATTGAATATTCTGGAGAAAAATTCAATCCTCAAGAAGTATGTTTGGTAATTGCCAGGTATAATGAAATGATAGAATGGGTTTTAGCTTATAATGATATTGCTATTGTCTATAATAAAGGGACACCATGTAATATGGTATTTCAAAACTTGAAACCTCTCACAAATATAGGAAGGGAAGGGCATACATACTTGTATCATATCATTGAAAATTACAATAATTTCAGTAAAAAAACAATTTTTTGTCAAGGAGATCCGTTCATTCATAATTCATTGATTTTATTTGGAATTGATAACCATGATAAAACGTTGGATGTTCAGCCACTTGGGTTTACTTATATACCAAATCGTCCTATAGTTATCAACCCGATTAAAAATACTATAGACACTGACTATGGTTTAATATATCGTGTCTTTGTGATGGATCAACATATGAACTGCATTGAGCATGAAGGCGGCTCTGCATTAGGTTTAAATACTACATATAAAAATAGATTTCCTGAAGCCAAGTCCCTCGTTGAAAATTTTTTAGAAAGAAGTAATTACCCTGTTACAAAACAAGTACATGAGATAAGATTTACACTATGTGGATTATTTTCAGTTACAGATGAAAAAATAAAAAATCATGATATAAGTGTTTATAAAGGATTGTTAAAGGAATTAACAAGTTTTGATGATCAATCTGGTGTAAATGGATATATTTTAGAAAAAATGTGGTTATATATTTTTGAAGATGAATAAAAAATAGATTTTATGTAGTTATTATATTACAATAGAATGTTCCAAATATTTAATATAAATGCAGTTAATCAATTTATAATTTCATCTTTCATTACAGATAAACCCATTAATATAAATACTTTAGATGGAAAATTTTTATCGTGTTGCGAAAAAAATAATGTTGTTGATTTTTATATCACCGACGATAATTCTGGAAGACAAAAATGGATTATAGAGAAAGATGACGTAGAAGAAAATGTGTTTTATATAAAATGTGCATTCAAAAGATACAATAGTACACAATATTTAGGGTGTCCAAATCAAAACAACAGAGTTTTTTTATACACGTCTAAAAATAAATATACCAAGTGGTCTATTACAAGAGAAAAGGATGATATTTATCAAATTCAATATGTGGGAGAAAAATTTGATGTGAAGGAAGTGTCTTTGGTAGTTGCGAGGTACAATGAAGATCTTGATTGGGTGTTACCTTATCATGATATTGCAGTTGTATATAATAAAGGCCCAGAGTTAACTATCCAATTCAAAACTGTAATAACACTTGAAAATGTTGGAAGAGAAGGCCACACTTATTTATATCATATTATTAATAATTATAATAATCTAACAGAGAAATGTATTTTTTTGCAAGGAAATCCAATAGACCAATTATATAGAAATCCTTCACTTGATAGATCTTTTGGAAATCGTTGGGGAGATCCACCTATAACATCCTATAAAGTGGAAGATTATTTGTTCAAAGAAACATTTTGGGTAAATAATTTAAGACCTTCTGTACTTTACTGTGGTAAAAAATTTGGAAAATTTGGAAAAGTTGAGGCTAATATTGATAGCAATATGACAATGGATGATTTTTTTCATCAATATGTAGAATGTGAAAATTTAAAAGAAATTCCAGAACCATTTTATTGGTTTCAAAAAGGTCAATTTGTATGTACAAAACAAAATTTACTTAGTAATTCAAAAGAATATTATTCAAAATTAATTAAAGGGCTTGAATATACCAATAATCCTATTGAAGGACATTATTTGGAAAGGTTTTGGTATTATATTTTACACAGAAATTTAAATTTATACAATGAAGAAAGTAAAAATATATGGACAATATGGACAAGAGGTGATATAAATGAGAATCCTGATGTTAAGGGCTGTTTTATTTCAATGGCTCAAAATAATTTAGATAAAAATGTATATATTATATCAAACATAATAAATAAAAATCAATTCAGTAAGTATAAAAATATTTATATTGTCAATTACTCTCTTGATATTTTATTGACTAATACTCCCGCATATAATGGATATTTTCATAATATAGAAAATATTAAAACTTGTAAATATTGGTATAGCCACGAAACAGATTTAATACGCTTTGTAATGCTTTATAAATATGGAGGAATTTATCTTGATTCTGATATACTTATTTTTAAGAATATTGATTATGAATCTATTAAAAATACATTATCATTTGAGTGTAGTGATAGTTGGGCAATAACTGGAAGTGCTTATTTATGCTATGAAAAAAAACATAAATTATTAGAGAAACTGTTAACTTCTTTTTGGATATATTGGAATAAAAATGTTTGGCATTGCGTTGGTCCTGGACTAATAAATATTTTTCGTAATGAAATAAATATTTTAGATTATTATTATTTTTATCCAATTTCTTTTATTGAAATTTCTCAATATGGTATTAATGTTAAATTTTTAGAAAAGTCAAAAGTAGATGTTATACAAAATATTTCAAAATCATATGGAATGCATTTATGGAATTCAAGATTAAAAAAACATCTATTCAACGTAAAATATAAAAATTTGATTTTGGATACAAATTCATTTTTATATAAATCAATTCAAACGTATGTACCTGATTTCAAAATTGAAGAGACTACTGAAATTACACTGAACAGCACATACAAATTGGTTCAACATGAAAAAATTAATACGCTACACTCATTGTATAACATTTCAATAAATAAATATTATGTTTATGATTTTATAAAAAAATATGGATATTATGTTGATGAAAATTTTTTATCAGGTTTTGTATCGCATTCAAATGGAAAAATACTTTTTATTGGATTAGGTGTAAATGATACATTTTATGAACTAAATATAGATAGCATGTTGTTGTTTGAAGATTAGAAAATTGAATTCATTTTATGTTTATGACTAAAAGAAAAAATGCCGCTTTGTTTTATCAAGTACGACGTTGACCATAGCGAATATGAAATTCACAAGTATGTTTATGAGTTGGATATTTTGTTGACCCCGAAACCGATTTTGTATGACGCTGAGAAAAGGATTCTGGTATTGGAGCATATTCCGGGGATGAGTGTTTCTGATATGTTTGGTGAAAATCCAGAGTGGGTTGAAGATGAGGTATTTGACCGGGCTCGCTATATGGTGAAAAAGCTGGCTGACAACGGGATTGAGTATCGCGATATTACTGGATATAATTTCATGCTGGACAACGACGGGAACTTGTGGATCATTGATTTTGAACATGCTGTGAAAAAAGATATTTCTGATGAGTTTGTTATACAGTTTTTGGATGGGCTAAAATCATGGAATCCGGAGTTTCGGTAATTAAAATTCGGCTCTATCTGTTGAAGTTTTCCATATTAACGATGGGGTTGGAGGAGTTTCTGATTTTATATTTGATATTCGTAAATACAATGGATTTGTTTTTTTTGTTAGTGAAATATTTTTACCATTTTTTGTTTTTTTTTCCAGTTTAATTGCATAATAATCTACAGGACCGGGTTCATTGGATCCCCCGTTTTCTTTATTGGGATGAATTACTTTTAATTTTACAATATTTACATTTTTATCTGTATTGTCTATTTTAACCCTTTGATTTGGTTCAATACTAATTATTTTGCAAGGATAGTAATCATACTTGTCAGACATGTATTTATATATTAAATATAAAATAAATTCTTCGTAGAATATATAAATGGACGCGTGTGACAAAAAGATGTTGGCTAATATATTAGGAAAGCTTTCAACTAAACTTAAAGGTGGACAGAAAGGAGGGGTTACAGGAACTGTAAAATGGTTTAATAATGAAAAAGGGATTGGGTTCATAACACAAGATTACACCGAGAAGGATATATTTGTTCATTTTTCAGCAATACAAACTGACGGGTATAAAACATTGAATGAGAGCCAACGAGTACGGTTTGAAGTAACCACAGGAATCAGAGGACCGCAAGCTGACGCTGTAAGCGCAATTTAAAAATAAATCTTATGAACAAAATATAGGAGATGAAAGGGTGAATTATTTACTGAATTTGTAAAATGGTTTTAGCGGGGAACCCAGGTCTTCAGAATCCCGCGTTGCGGGATTCCTTAGCCCTCCAGCCCTTCGGGAAGGATAAATCCTTACCATATTTCATAACATTTTATCTTTATGAAAAATCCGTAATTTTATCCTGGGTTCCCGGTGGATAACGCTACTAATTTATCTTCTCTCTATTTGGAGAAACGCACATTTTTATACATCGTCAGCGAACCCACATAAAGATATTACAATAAGCAC